ATATTAAATCCGTCCATAACAACATCTTTACCCTGAAAGGGATGAATATCAAACTCTCCATATTTTTTAATATACAAATCACATCTTTCATTATAGGTCAACTCTCTTGTATAAACTTGAAATCCATAATGACAAGGTGGAAGCGTCATTTGGTCTAATTCACCTACATTCCAAGCATTAACCATTAGTCGTCTTGAGTCTGGATTTGTTTTGAGTTCGTTGATTAAGTTTGCGATTTGGTCTATTCTTGGATTATGTTTTTTTATTTCGTCAATAACAAATTTTCTATTCGATGAACCATTTGGTAATCTCCCATTTTGGATATCATAATTTACTTCATGTGTATAAACATCATCTAAATCATCGATAAAACTACTACCCCAACTTCTCCATTGCTTACCATACAGAGGTCCTAATTCACCCCACTTGTTAGTAAACTCAAAATCTGTTTTAATTTTGTTGACGAATTCTTCTTGTGTGTAGTAGTCAGGAACTCCACCAGTTTGCTCATTTAACTTTTTACCTTTGGTAAGATAATTCTTATAAGCGTCTCCATCCCAAATATGACAATCATTGTCAACGAGGAATTTGATATTTGTATCACCACGTAAAAACCATAGTAATTCAGTTACAATACCTTTCCAATACATTTTCTTTGTGGTTAGCAACGGAAACCCATCTTTCATCTTGTGTCGAATTTGTTTTCCAAAAACAGATCTAGTTTTTCCGTTGCGTGTTTCTTTTATAGTACCATTTTCTATAATATCAAATAAAAGTTCGATATATTGTTTATCTAGTTGATTCATAATATTACCCCTTTTGCTCGTTTATAATTTGATCTTTCTTCTTCATGTATATGCTCAGTTAATTCATGTGGCCCATAATACCATTCCTCATTTACATTTAAACATATGTTTTTAATATCTGAAAAACCAGCATAATGAAACCCGCCTTCATATCCAGGAACAAAAACATATAATTCTGGGTCTAGTGTTTTAAGTTTTTCAATTAGTTCTTTTACTGTCATCTTAAATTTAAAATTAGTTTACCTGGGTTCATCCATTCTTCTTGGGTTTGGATATCATAGTCTTGGGCAACATGTTCAACAAGTTTTTTCATTTTTTGAGAATGACCTGTAATTATATAAATTTCTAAAGATTTAGATAAAATATGTTTTCCTACAAATTGATCTACAATTTGATAAACATATTCATGTTTTACACCATGTAAATCTAATGTTTTATTCATATACTACTTTTTTAGGTCGTCCACGTCTCTCGGGTTGTTTGCCTGTTCTATCAAATGTTTTGAGACAATAAAAATAAAATTCCTCTATTGTACCTCCAAATTCTTCTATATGTTGTTCATATTCTTCTTTAGTCATCTCAAATTCGTTTAAAAAACCATCTTGTAATGCTTTTAAACGATCATTTTCATCTTTTTCAAAATCTTCAATTAATCTTTTTCTACGAGCTAAATCAACTGAATTTTTTTCGAGTAATTTTTGAATATCACCTTTATATTGGGTGTATAATTCATTGATTTCAATTTCAGTTAGTTTCCATTGCCAAAAATAATGGGAAAATTCATATTCACCATTTTGAATACGTTGTAAAAATGTAGCTCCTTTAGGTAATGGTTTTGTTTTTGTATCAAAACGTCTCCACCATTTAAATTGATTATAGTTAAGTGGTTTAAGTTTTTTAATTTCCTTTAAAACTAAATTTAAATCAGACGTTTTGTATAACATAACCTTAATTTTGCAATAAATATAAAAAGACCCCTTTGGGAAGCCTAATATTTTTAGTAAGTTTTTATATTGTCATCTAAATTTCTTAACTTATTTTGAAGTTCTTCTATAGCTTGACCTCTTTTTTTACTAGATACTCCTGAGTTTTCAATTTTATTTATCTCTTCTTGTATTTTTTGTTTTTCCTCTTCTGTATTTGGAGTAGATTCTTCTTCAAATATTACTTGTCCAGGGTAAGTTATGGAAAGAGTATCGTCTGTAAATTTAGCTTCACCATATATGTTAGTTTTTCTTTTTACTCCAATAAATGCTTGGTTAGTTGCTATAATTAAAGTAATAGCTAAAGGATCAAATACAAATATTAATAAAAGTATAAACCAGTTTACTACAGTTTGTAAACTTGCCCCTGTAATTTCACTTATATATTGTATTGCTCCAAGTTCATTTCCTTCAATCACAGCAGATTCCATATCTAGTATTTTAACATCTAAAAATGTTATACTATCGTTTAAATTATTTATTTTACTAAATAATGTATCTTGTTTAATTTGGGCTATTTTAAGTTGATTTTCAAATGATTTTCTATTTGCATTATTTGCTTTAGTGATAAGTTGTCCTGTTCTTTTATCCACAGTTTGGGTAGTAGTATTTGAGGCAAGTCCTTCTCTTAATTTTGCAATATCATTATCTAATATAGTTTTTTCAATAGATAATTCTGTTTTAATATCTTCAAATCGTTGCTTTTTAACTTCAATATTTTTAATTTGTTTATCGCTTATTTCAAGTTTAGCTATGTTTTCTTGAAATCCTGTACTCAATAAACCATAAATACCAAGAGAAGTAATTACAGATAAAGTAACTAAAGCAACTGTTAAATATATTTTTAAAGCAGTATATGTTTCTTTCCACTTATCGTGTAGATAAGTTGCAATTGCAATTTTAGAAATTTCTAAAAATGAACCCATTATGATAACAGGTAAAGCAACACCAATAAACACTACAGATAAACCTACAACACTATAGTATGCTGCTGTTGTAGAAAGTCCTATTGCACAAAATAGGAGAAACCAAGGTAAAAATTGTTTTTTCATATATGAAATATAAGAAGCCCCTATTGGGGCTTCAAACATTTTTAAAAAAAGTTAATTACTTTTTGTTTTTGTCTATGATTGACCAGATAGTACCTGCTAAAGCTAAACTACCACCAATTAATTCATTTAGCAAGCTCTCATCAAGATATCCTTTAACTACAAGGAAACCTCCAAGAAATGTTAAGATGTGTCTTGCTACTCCGAAAATTTGATCTTTACTCATTTTATTTGGTTTTTAAATTATTACTCTTTAATTTCAAAGTGCATCCAATCGTAATTTTTTTCTCTACCTAAACTAATAAAGCCATGTTTGTAAAAAATATCAATCATTGGTTTATATTCAGGGCGAGCAAAACGAGCTGTTTTGGATGTTTCTTTGAGTGTATTTCTTGATGGGTCTAAATCAATTGCAATCCCCCAAGAATGTTTTGACCATGCACTTCCTCCTCTCATTTTACGGAAATTAAAGCAACCACCATAAAGGTCAATTCCGAGTTCTTTAATTTTATCTTTTCCATAATGAGCTAAAATATCATTAAATACAGCAAGTAATTTATCTGCTATAAGTTTATGACATCTTACTTTACTTGTAGTACTATTGGTATCCCATGCTATGCGAAGTGAATAAGGACACGTAATAGTGGTAAGATAACCTTCTCCAGTTACATTTGGAGTACCATATTTTCTAGTGGCTTGACGTGTTGTTAACATAACGTTTATATTTTATATTATTTTTCTGTAAAAAAATTGGTTAAAAACTTACCTACTACACCTGTAATTAGTGCTGTTAAAGCAACCCATTTTACATCTTCGTACATAGCATAACCTGTTATAGTTGTACTTACAACAAGTAAAGCATCTCCCAATTTTCTCCATTTTATTGGTGTTGGGCTATAGTAACCGCGTTTTGTTTTGGTTTTTTTAACTCGTGCCATTTTATTATACATATTATGATTTATATTCCCATATGTATCCTCCTGCAGTTTTATGTTTTTTTCTTAAGCATTCTGAGATACATGGTTGGGGTGTATTTGTAAAAATGGATGCATCTTTAAGAGAAGAGTATTCTTGGATAAAGTTCATGTTTTTATCATATTGTAAAATAGTTTTACCTTTCCCTTTGTTTGGAGATATCCTTCCTTTATATGATCTATCTTTTCCTTTTAGTGGGGATGGTTTTCCTTTTTTAGAAACAGATATTTTTTCTTTCCATTTTTTACTATTTTGCCATTTTTTTCTTTTTTCCCCAAAATCTATTGGTTTTGGTTTACCTTTTAAAGATTCAGATATTTTTTGTTTTGATTCAGTTGTATGTTTTGAAGTCCCACATCCTCCTCTATTTTGATTAAGTCCAATATTGTTACTTTGATAAAAATTTATCCAATACCGTTCTCGTTCTCTTAAAATTTTATTATTTTGTTGATCAGTTAAATTAATTTGAGGTTCAACACGTTCTTTGATTTCAAAAATATGTTGATTATACCCGTATTTTTTTAAAGAATTCTTCAATAGAGAATTACTCCCCATTGAAGAACTGTTTTTGTAATGGGACCATCTTAAAAGTATATTTTTTGATAAACCAATATATATTTTTCCTTCGGGGTTAGTAATTTTATAAATTCCTCTTTCCATATGTTATTTTATTATACATATTGGAAAATATATTCAAGATCGCTTAACTCTCACAGGCAACACAATTGTCATCTCTTGAAATTGTATCTCCTCTCAAAATCGACTCGCTTCGCATATAATAAAGTGTTTTAATGCCTTCTTTCCAAGCTAATTTATGAACATCACTTATATATTTTGGTGAATCAGAAGGATCAAATGTTAAATTTAATGAAATTGCTTGGTCTACAAATTTTTGTCTAATTCCATTTTGGCGAACAATTTCATATGGATTAATTTCTTTAAATGTTAAGAAAATTTCTTTTTCTTCATCAGTTAAAATATAATCAGGTAATCCTAAAACTGATCCTTTATCTTTTGCAATTTGTTCCCAAACACTGTCAATG